GATTTTGGTTTACATTTAATATCATATCTAGGTATATTTGTTTCACCACCTTCTTCAACATCTGACAAATATAATATAAAAACTAGAAATCTTTTTGCTGATGGTCCTTGACTTCTTATAACATCTACGTGATCTTTAAAAACATCTTTACCATTTGCTTCATATTTTTTAATTCGTATATTTTCTAAATCTACAATAGGTGGTAAATGATGTCTTTCTATATTTACATCTTTTATAAATCTTTGAAAGTTTTGACGGCAAACATTAATAAATGTTTCTTTAACATCTTTCCATTTATCTTTATCTTCTATATCTATTACTTGACCTTGAATAGTTCCTATTTTTGCATCAGGTAAATATTGTGTTATTCTTTCTATCCATTGATTTTTTAAAAATGTTTTATGAACAAAAATTATTGTTTTTTTTTTAAGTACTGAACATATATATAAACTTATTACTGTTTTACCTCCACCACATTTTAAATCTATAAGTGCAGATCCTGATGCATTATCTTTTGAATTAGTATCAAAATTTATATGATTTAAATAAGATTTTACTATTTCTTCTTGATCTATTGGTTCTTTTCTTAAACAACCTTTAAAATTTAAATTAATAGATTTTCCATAATTAATTTTTATAACTTTAGGATTTCCAAATATTTGAATACCCCAAAATCTAGGAACATATATTTTTTTATCAGATTCTTGATATAGTGGAAAAGAATTTGGTTGTACTAAACTATTATTACTAAAAGGTTTAACTGTTAATTCACTTTTAATAAAATCTATAATACTTTTATTTAAACAAACTTTATATATTGAATAACCTTTATTACCTAAATAACTATTTATCAAATCATTTTTTTTTAATAATTCTATTTCTTTGTTAATATTTTCATAAATACTTTTATTTTTTGGACTAATTTTTTTTTTCATTCAATATTAATTAATAATAAATTTATAAATTTAACTAAGTTTTTAAAATATTTTATTTACAATTTTAATTAATATTATAAATAAAATATTTAATAATATTATAAAAGATAAATGAGTTTATTAAGTAAAGAATTAGTAAATCTTAAAAACATGTCAATATTAGAAATTATTTTTATTGTATTAATAGCTATATATATATTAAGTGGAGTCAATATACCATACAATTTAACTCAACATTTAAATAAACCATTTATATATGCTTCATTATTTATTGGTGTAGCAGTACTTTATTTATATAGTAACAATATTTTAGCATTTGTATTTTTAATTGGTGTTTTAGTATTTATAAATAGATCACAAAAAATAGATTTAAATCTTAATAAACCATCTCAAAAAAATAAAAATAAAGTTTTAAAAAATTTAAATACTCATTTAACAGAGAAAACATTAGAAGAAGAAATTGTTGGATCTATAAAAAAAATAGATAATGTTCCTAATTCATCTAAATATCATCCTATTTTATGTGATGCACATAATGCTGAAAATATATAATATTTAAAATATTTTTAATTTTATTTTTAATTTTATTTTTAACTTAACTAAATTTTTCTTTATCAATTGCTTTTTGTAATCTACTACTTGGAAGTTTATTAAATACATAATTACCTGAAAATAAAATAATTGCAAATATTCCTACTGCTATTATTGACTTAAATCCTGGATTTTTAAAAATATTAAATTCTTTTCTAGTTAAATCTTCTAACATTTCGTTATTGATAATACTATCATCTCCACTATATGCTTGTTTTATACTTACATCATCTGCTTCAACTGGTTTACAATCTATATATATATCATCATCCGGTGAAGGATCAGGATTTACTATTATTTGTGTTCTACTATTTGTATTTTTTGACATTTAATAAAATATATTATAAATTATAGTTATATTTTATTAAATATAATATTTAAAATATATAATATATAATAATGACCAATGTAAATCCTATATTATTAAAAATGTATTTTCGTTATATTTTATATATTGACTATAGTATACAAAAAATATATTTAAATCTTAACAAATCATCTCAAAAAAATAAAGAAGAAAAATTAGAACAAGATAGAAATTCTATATTAGAATATTATTTCAATAATTTAAATGAAAATAAATTAGGAAACGCTACAGATATGTTTTTAATAAAACCTTATTTTCAACATTTATGTTATAATTCTTATGATAGCACATGTAATGAATATTATAAATTTATTAATACACTAAATAAAAATGAAAATAAATATAATGAAAAATTTGCTAATAATTTAATACAACAATTTAATGATTTTTCAAAAAAAATAAATGGATTAAGTTTACAAGAACAACAGATAAATGAACTTAAAACATTATTTGCAAATGCAGGAGCTAATAATATAGATGATGAAAGATTTAGAGAAATTACTAACTATATAAAATTAAAATTAGATAATATTGGTCAAAGTAAAATAAATACACAAGTAAAACAATTTGATCAAGATATAGCAGAAGAACAAAAAATATATGAAACTAGAAAAGACCAACTTGATGAGATTGATAAATACAAACAAGATTTATGTCAAGATATTTCAATAAATGGAATACAAAAAACACAAGACGAAATTTTAAGAATTGACGAACAAATAGAATATAAAAAAGAAAAATTACAAATTTTACTTGATAAATCAGAATTAACCCCTCAAGATAAAAAACAAAAAATAAATTTAGAATATCAACTTTCTGATTTACAAAATGATAGAGAAAAATTAAGCAAAAAAAAAGAAGAATATCAAGCAAAATATACAGGTTTACTTGATGATTATAATAAAACTAAAAATATTAATAATGCAGAAAGAAAACAAATAGAAACTATTAGGAACAGAAAAATAGATGCAATAACTGACCAAAAAAATAAATTACTTTCAGAACATGGTAAAATATTTTTAAACTTGCTAACATCTAATATTGAAAGTATTAAAAGCATTTTTGGTGATTATACATTTAGTGAAAGTGAACTTGAAACTTTAAATGAAAACCCAAGTCTATTAATAGAGAAAATTGATTCATACCGTATTAAAACGTTAAATATATCAGATTTAAATATGCTAACCTATATTTATACTTATTTATTGGACAATACTTCTAATTTAACAGAACAACAAATAGACAGACTTAAAACTATAATAACTGAAATAAAAGATATAAAAGAGAAACTAAAAGAAGAAGATATTTTATCTGGACCTTTTGCCAAGGGAGTTTTCCCGTCGTCCCCGGATGACAAGGACAATATGGTAAACGAGGGGGGGGAGGATGGGGATCAGGTGCCGCTACATTCTACATTTACAGGAAACAGTTCTGAGAGGACGTTTTATACAGACGCTGATCAATTCTATAAAGATGATCTACTAAAGTTTACCCGTTTAAATATTTTTAGTATTAATAGTTTTAAATATGAAAATGGTATAAATAAAAACTTTCCTAAATTACCTGATAATATAGCTAGAAAGTTAGATGAAAAATCAAATTTTTGGGATATAAGTTCAAATTGTCCAGAAGAATGGTTTAATAAACATTTTATAAATAGTAAAAAAAATATGATAGGAGGAGGACAAGATGAATTTGAACTAGAACAAGATATATATAAAAAATTAAATAATTATAGTTTTTCTGAAAATGATTATAATACTTTTAACGAATCTATTGAACATGATAAATTTAATAATAATATAATTAAACAAGACTATAATTATTATTTAAATTTAACATATGGATATCAAATTTGTTCAAACTTCTTACTATATATTGATAGGGCTCAATATATTGATGGTGTTATGAGATATATTGGCGATTCCTATTTTAGTAAATTGAAAATTATGACTACAAGATTATTTTTTCTTAATGATTTATATTATAAGTATTTTAATTTGATTAATAATAAAAATATAGAAAAAAATATATTTTACCCCTTTTATAATATTTTTAATTATATTCAAAAAAAATTTCGTAATGATGGTCCATTAAATCGATTTTTAGATGATAATAAAGAAGATATTGAATATATAGAAATTCTAATAGGAAAAATTGTTGATTATTTTAAATATAATTTTTTTAATAGTAAATGTTTTTTTAGTTTAATATATTTATTAATTAGAATAATACATAAACCACAAGAAAGTAGTAGTAAAATAGAAATAAATACAAATTCAAAATATTATTATAATGCTGAAAATATAACACAAACGTTTCAAAATATCGATCACATTTTTAAAAATAAAGATAAAGATAAAGATAAAGAGAGTATTATAAAAGATAGTATTATATATTATTGTATTATAAAAGAAAAAACAGATCTTAGTAGTGGAAATAAAAATATTGAAACAATTATAGATGACTATATATCCCCTATAACTGAAAATTTAAAACAAATTTTAATATCAATATTACAAGAATTTAAAAGTGTATATCATACAGCATATACTGATATAATGAATAAACAGATAGAAGACTATGTAATTAAAATAATTAATAATTTTAAAGAAAAATATATACAATATATTAAATATTGTATTATTAATATCTTATTAAAACAAGAAGAATCAAATACAATTAACGAAGAAGCTAATGCTTTATTAGTTTTACCAAGGAACATAAGCAAGATAAATTTAATAAAAGACAATTTAAATTTTTTTAACACTAAAAATAATACAATTCAAAAATTTGCAGAGGGATTGAAAGACAAAGATTCATTAACAAAATATATAAAAAACTCTTTATCTTTAAATAAATTTAGTCCTGATAGTGATACTTCTGAAATTGCACGTAACGAGCCCTATAGTGAAATTGATTTAAAAGACATAGAAGAAAATAAGAATACTAATATATTATATTTTTTAATTAAATTACAATTTTATAATTATGAGGATGATCTTGTAGCAAATAATCTTAATATTTTAAATATAATAAATGACATAGGTAAATTAATATTTAATAATACTCGAACCGAACAAATTACAAAGACGATTATGAATGGTATGAAAAATAATTTAGGAAAATATGTAGACGGAAAAAATGATGATGATACTAACAACGAAAAAGATTTAAAATTATTAAAATTTTTATATGATATATTTATATCTTATCAAATTATATTTGATAATTTTATAGCATTACCACCTATAAAATATAATAAATGTATAAATATAGATACTATATTTAATATTATTATAAATAATACTATTTTTATTAATGAGGAGGAAGAAGAAGAAATAGAAAATAAGATTAATAATGAATTTTTTAAAGATATATTCTTATTGCCAACTATTATGTTGACTATGTTGGAATATTCTGTTCGTGATAATGATGATGATGATATAAAAGAAGATATAGAAGAGGTTTTTTTAAGTTTTTTAATTGATAATGATAATGATAAGTTAACAACAAAGTTTTATATACATTTAACAGATATAGCAAATAATAATATAATATACAGATTTATAATAAAAGTTATTAATTATATAAAATATATAGAACTTAACTACTTTTTAAATGAAATTGAAGAAAAATATTATAACAGAGTTACAAAAAATAGTCTTGTATTTGACGACTTATTTAAAACATATAATCTTGGCAATAAGTCCCGAACGCAGAATGAAGCCACCACCTCCTTGAATATAGAAAAAATTTCTAAAAAAATTAATGAATTTAATAATAAATTATTTGATTTAAGTAATTATATTAAATTATATGATGATAAATCTTATGACAATCGTTTTGAAAAATTTAATAAACTTTTAAAAATATTTAAAAATAATAAAAATACCTATATAAAAGAATCCAATAAATATAAAGACTACTATAGTACTCAAGAAGATAAAACTTTTTTAAAACATATTGAGATTTTAGACAAATTAAAAGAAAATGTATTACAATCACCATTTTCAAAATTATATTTTTCAATATATAATAAAATTATACTAAAAAAAATTTTATTAAGTAAGGTAATTTTTAAAAATAAAATAATAAATAACTTACTCAATATTAAAATACTTAATGAAGATAATAATAGTATATTATTATTTCATTCTTATAATCAACAAAGAAAAGACGAGACGGAGGAGAAATATATGGAAAGAATCTTTAGTGAAATAGACAATAGAATTAATAATGTATGTGTCACGGAAGACATCCCAAAATATTTTGCTGATGATATCTCGGAAAGAATAAACCAATCACAAGTGATACTACATACAGCCGACGCTGATCTACGTATAGAAGCAGAAGAAGAAAAAGGGCGAGCCCGCAAAGGCCGAAGCGGACAAGGGTCCGGAAAATTTCGACTAATACCGCGCAGGAATCGTTATCAGTCAGCACCACCCGGTGCTGACCCTCCTTCCTCATCATCGCGATCGGACAGGAAACGTCGTAGTCAAAGCTCTGATTTACAGACGGTGCGCAAGGCCGGGGATGCTCGTCGTCTTGATTCATCACACCCTACTGTGAGCCCTTCCTCACCACCGGCGATAAAGGTCCGGGACGTGAGCTCCCCCCCCAGGAGAGGAACAAGATCAATATCCCCTAATCTAAGTTTAGAGATGCCAGAGTCTCCACCACCAGCAGAAGTACATGCACCAGTAAGAGCACCAGCACCATCACAAGTGCCTGCACCAGCAAGAGCACCAGCAAGAGCACCAGCACCATCACAAGTGCCTGCACCAGCAAGAGCACCAGCAAGAGCACCAGCACCGGCAAGTGATAAACTACCTCCGCAAATTCAAGAAAAGGATACCGTCAGTCGGGCGCGCAATTTTAACTCGCAGGAAAAGAGATCTGATCACCTAACCAGAAATAATAACAGCGTATATCCAGATTTTAATCAACAGAATTTAGCAAACTATTCTCCAAAAGCCCTCACGAAATACAAGCGAGGGGAGGGGCCGCTGCGCCCAAGATCGGGACCGATGGCGCCGCCTGCTCCGTCTGCCGCCGCGCGTCGGCCGCCGAAACCGTACGTGGGTGGAGGAGGTATTGACTTAAATAAAGATAATGATATACTACTTTTAAAAGATATAATTATAGAAATTACTAAAAGTAATAAAATTATATGTAAAAGTTATGATGACTACATGTCAGAAGATGATGTGGATGAAGTAAATATTGAAATGAATTTATTATATAATGCATTTATAGAAAAATATAATTCTGACAGCAGTACTGAATATATAAGTTTAAATCAAAAAATAGGAGACACTATTTTATCATTTAATGAGGAAATAAGTAATTTATTAAGCAATGATTATGATATAAATAAAATAATATTTTCTAAAATTATATACAATTATTATCAAATTATAATATT